AGCAATTTCAAGAAAGAGGAGCATCAGACTATTTCATTCACTTGTGGGACCTTTTTCAACACGGACAATTAAACAGTTTTTTGGCAGATAAAGATAAATATATAGAGGGCTGAACGATGGCAACATTATACGAAAACGATGCCGGCAGAGTTATCGAGGGTAAGAATAACGGTAAGCGGTGTTATATAGCTAACGCACGTAAAGCCGCCGGCGGTCGGAAATATTTTCCTGCCACCAAAAAGGGCGAAGCTGAGGCCAAAGCGTTTTTGCAATCGGTGCTGAGTGAGAAGACCAAGCGCGGTGCTTACACAAACCCGAACACCACGCCGACCTTTGGCGATGCGCTCAATAAAATGGATGACAATTTTATGAGCGCTTACGAACGTCACGCGCGTATTCAGAAGCTGGCTGACGACACTGTTAAAAACGTCGAGCGCGACCTAGAGCAGCTGTGTGATTTTGAGTATGGAGATAAGAAGCTGCGCGACGTTCGCGTTGGTGATCTTAAGCCGCGTCGAATTCAAAAGGCGATCCGCGACGAATTGCTGGATCTGCACCCTTGGAAGACGGCCGTTAATAAGTGGGTACATTTCAAATTAATGATCGATTGGCTGGTCGCTGAAGAAATTTTGGCGGTCCAACCGATCGCCTGCAAGTTTCCAAAAGAGCCAGAAAGCGATCAAAAGCCAATTGATCGCATGACCAAAGAAAAGTTTGAGGCAATTCTGGCGGCGGCGCGCAATGAGGACGACTGTCTGATCATGCGTTTTGCCGGTTTGACCGGCTTGCGCTTTTCAGAACTGGCCGCGCTTACTTGGCCGGATCTCGATCTCGAAAAAGGTTACGTGATTGTTAACAAGAAATTGATCCGAGGTAAGGTCGGCGTTCCAAAATCAAAGTACGGCTATCGCAAGATCAAAATTATCGAGTCACTGCGGCGCCAATTGATTGAGTACAAGGTGCGCAAGGCCAACACCGAGTACGTTTTTACCGACGACGACGGTCTGCCGTTTCAAAACTCAGAGCATTTGCGCAAGGTTGTTTTGCATCATGCGATTAAGAATGCAAACGAAATTGCATGGCGTGACCAGCTGGCAGCTGGTGAGGTAGTTCCGTTTACTATAATCAAATCGCTTGAACAGCTGGACGCTAATCTCAATGCGCGCGGCAAGCCGTTAACGGAGCGCGGTCGTGATTTTATTGTTGACCGCATTTACAACGCGGCTACGCCATTGGTTGAGAAAATTCGGTGGCACGATCTCCGTCATTATTTTGCTTCAACCATGATCTTCGACACCAACCTGGAGGGCGCAATTATTCAGCGCCTGATGGGTCACCACGACTATGCGTACACGATTAAACAGTATGGACACTGGCTTAACTCGCCGGAACGTGACGACATGATTGCAGAACAAATGGAAAGGGCATTGGCATGACAGAATTTACAGAATGGTATCGTCATATAAAATTAAAAGATTGGGAAGACGGAAACGCCGCGAGATATATTCACAATGGTGGTCAAAATCCTATTAATCTTAGGATGACTACAAAATATATTGAGGCTGAAAGTTATCGTGCAGTATTTAAGGCCTATGTCGAACGTAGTTTAATTTCTGCCACTAAGGCAGAGGCTGATTTTGAAAGTGACCTAAATTATTTTTTCGAGCGAAATCAAGGCAACATTTTACAGCATTTGGTAATGAACGACTTCTATTACAACGAGCCAACGACTCAAAAATGTGCGTTTAGAAAAATGGGCGGTGATCATCGCCGCGCGCGCACTATGTTAGATGGAGCGATAAATTGTCATTTAGTTGTTAAAGAGCCGTTGCCCACCGACCATCGGAAATTTATTTTGTTTCCGACAATTAGAATGGTTTCAGCTTACGAGCGACGGGTATCCCAAACGATTTGGGAGATCGAAATGCGGCAAGACCGTGACCCGAAGCGTAATCACGCTATATCAGAAATTTTAAAATATGATTCTCTTAAGAAAAAATATTTGCCAATTGACGTCGCTAATAAAATACAAACGACATTAAGTGATTTTTCAGAAATCAAATCAAGGACAGGCCCACAGTTAGATTGACTGACAATTACCATACAAAAATGTCATACATTAATGTTCATTAATATTATTTAACATTTATGTCAGACAATTACGTCTCTTAACCCCTTTTTCTAAATGTGTAAAATCTTTTAGAGGAAGGGGATTTTTTATGACCAGCGTCACGGTTCAAAAAATTTCCGGCACAGAATTTGATGTAAGTATTATTAAAGATTCAGCAACCGACGAGAGTATTGTATTTGTTTTTAATGATGAATCTAAGGCACAAAATTTTGCTGTTGGAATAAAAAAATTATTTAGCGAGTTTAGCGTTTAAGCGAATTAAACATTCTGCGCAAAACGTAGGATCGCGAAAAACTAAGCACAAAATAGCAGGCGGTAATGCCGGCTGCTTGTGTTGCACTGGGAGTCAATCCAAATAGCGGCAGCCCCCAATAGCTAAATACCCAACTAATCAAAAGACCAAGACCGGCATTGGTCTTGGCCTCGATAAGACTCATATAACGCGGCTGCTTCATCGTCGTCGGCCAGTGGTTGCTGTAGTGGCCTCCAGATGCACACCGATGAGTTTTGCCGCCAAACCGGGATCTCGTTTGAAAAATCGCCTAATTATCCATCTCACTATCATCTTCTATACCCCTTGCCCCCAACGCCGAGTAGCCGCATTTGTCCCGCCAGGAATCTATGTGCGTGGGCGTATGAATAAGACGGGCGGATTTTACCCAATCCATCATTAACGCGACTTCTTCGTTGGTGATCTGTCGTTTCATTTTTAAAATTATTGACCAGCCGGCGCCGATGCGGCTGGCATTAAGGGTCCACGGACCGTAAATGTCGTTGCGATCCTGCTTAATAAGTTGTTCTGCCTGAGCGAGAACGTCGTCAGAATCTTCGGTCACACAACGAGGGCAGTTATGTTTTGCCCCATCTTTAACAATGTAATGATTGCCGCCACATTCTGGGCAAGTCATATCGGGTTGCTCCAGACATCCGCGATCATTACCCGTTGCGATCGACCGGATGCGCCCTTACGGGTCTGCCCGTTTAAATAGATGCGGCCAGTGTCTAGCAGCTTGCGGTATCGCGCCGTGACGCTGCTATATGCAAGGTCGGGCAATAAGCACCGCACTGCGTCGGAGTGCAGGCCATTAGGGCCAGCGCCCCGAATGACCTCATACACAACTTGTTCCAAACCTGCAATATTCAGCGATTCTTTTGCATCGCGCGAAGTGCCTAAAAAAAGGTCGGTCATGCCGCCCTCTCTTTCAGCAAATCTAAATCAACAGATTTAATGTAGTGTCGAGAACCAGACCGGACGGATTTAATAATCTCCACCTCGATCATGCGATATACGCGCTTGCGCGTTGTTTCGGAATATTCTCCAAAAAGTTCTTCCGCAGCTTCGCGTACCGTGAGGAGGGTTTTTGACATCACCGCATCCCCTCTGCAAACGCACAACGATCCCAAGCGGCACACGCAACGTCCAAGCCGACAAATATCACCAGTAAAAGAGCGGCAAGGAGAATGCCTTCAAAAATATGTGTAAGCATTTTAATTATCCTCTTTTGACCTAGAATGGCCTAAAGGATAATTATTTTGTCGTCTAAAGCAACAAAAAGTTTTACGTTTTATACATCCACTGTACGTTGGCCAACGACTCGATG